GAAATATTTCAAAACTGTGTTATAATGACTCTTAATAATCATGTACCTTTTATGGGTAAGAGTAAAACTGAAAAACGTAAATTTATAGAGCAAATTTTTAATTTAGAAGTTTTTAGTAAAATGCTTGGAGAGTTACGTAATGAACATAATGAAGTTAAGCGTAATTTTGATATAGAAATAACAAGATTAGAAGAAACTAATAATCATTTAAATACGCAACAGCAACAAGTTGATAACTTCGAAGAAAATAAAGCTCAAAGAATATGTAGAATAGAAGATCAAATAGATACAAAAAATAAAGATTTAAACAATTATAAAGAAGAAAAAAATACTGTAGAATCATTAGATGAAAAACCTTATATAAGAAAATCAGATGAACTAAATGAAGAAATAGTTAATTTAAGTAAAGATAAAAATGAAAAATATGAAAAAATAGTTCAACTAAAAACTAATTTAACAGCTAATAAAAATACTTTAGCAAAAATTGGTACCGATGAAGCAACTTGCCCTATGTGTTTGAGATCATTAGAAGAACATGATAAAGATTTAATTGAATCGGAAAAAGAAAAAATTAATAATATATTAGATGATATTTTAAATGATATAAAAAATAATAAAAAAGATTATGAAATTATAGTTAAAGGAATCAATAGTTATTCCGCAGCTAAAACTAAAATTGATAATAAAATTAATGAAATAAAAAATCAAAAAGATAATATTTCTTACTTAGAACGTAACATAACTGAGATTGAAAATATTATTAATCAGTATAATTCTGATATTAATAATATTAAAAATGAGACTAATTCATTTGATGGTTTAATTATAGATACTACTAATAAAATTAATGAAATAAAAAATGAAATAGATTCAATTAAAAAAGTTATTAATTTAATGGATGTGGTTAAATTTGTAGTTAGTGAAGAAGGTGTTAAAAGTTTTATAGTTAAAAAGATACTTTCACATTTTAATGGTAAGTTGACTCATTTTTTAAAGAAGTTAGATAGTAATTGTATTTGCGCATTTAATGAATATTTTGAAGAGGAAATTATAAATGAAAAAGGTAAGATTTGTTTATATAATAATTTTTCAGGGGCAGAAAGAAAAGCTATTGATTTAGCTTGTTTATTTTCTTTTATGGATATGAGAAAATCTCAAGGTGATGTTTATTATAATATTAGCTTTTATGATGAATTATTTGATAGTAGTTTAGATGAAAAAGGTGTAGATTTAGTACTGGAAATATTAAATGAACGAGTAGATAAATATAATGAATGTGTTATGGTAATAAGCCATAGAAAAGAAAGTATAAAATCTGCTAACGGAGATATTATATTTTTAGAAAAACACAATGGCGTCACTAGAAGAGTAAATTTTATTGATTAATTAATATTATGCTAATACAAGGTAATAAACCATTTCAAGCTAATAATCCATTTATAGCAAGGCCTTTTCAAAATAATGTTATAATACCCCAACAACCCCAACCTACCCAAGCTCAACCGCCTGCAACACAGGAACAAAATTTAATTAGATTTTTAAATTATTATGCTGATTATTCGGGCTGCGGTCACTGGAGAATGATATGGCCTGAACAGGTAATGAATGCTCATAGTAAAGCTGTGGTTCATGGTACTACAGTAATGAATGTTGATGAAAGATATTATATTCAAACAAAAGGTATAAGAATACAAAGACAAGCTACCCCAGCCCAGTTACAGTTTGTCCAGTGGTTAAGAAAAGTAGCTGATAAAAATAATATTAGATTAATATATGAAATAGATGATATTTGTTTTCATGAAGATATACCTGATTATAACAAATATAAAAACGCATTTGTTGATCCTAATATAAGAAATGCTGCTCAAGAAATGATGAAGATATGTGACGAGGTAACAGTTACTTGTCCATTTATGAGAGATTATTACAAAGCTAAAACTGGTAATAATAATGTAACAGTACTACCTAATTTTATGCCTAAATTTTGGTTAGGTCATTATTGTGACTTAAACAGAACTATGGAAAGTTATGATAAAAATAAAAGAAAACCTCGAATTTTATACGCAGGCTCCGGAGCTCACTTTGATATAGAAAATAGAGTTAAATTTAAAGATGATTTTTATCATGTAAATGATGTTATTAGAAAAACTATTGACAAGTATACATGGGTGTTTTTAGGAGCTCATCCATTACCTATTAGAGATTTAGTACAATCAGGTAAAGTTGAGTTTCATCCGTGGAGAAGGCTATTTGAATATGGTCAAGGCCTATTTGATTTAAATGTTAATATAATTGTAGCCCCACTACAAGATAATACATTCAATAAAGCTAAATCTGATTTAAAATATATTGAAGCTTGCGCTTTAGGATTACCGATAGTTTGTCAAGATTTAGTTACCTATGAGAATGCGCCGATCAAATTTAAAACTGGGGACGATATGATAGCCCAAATTGAAACTACTCTACAAGATAGAAAACGTTATAAATCAATTTGTAAAAAAGCTCGTCAATACGCTAATACGAGATGGTTAGAAGATGATAAAAATATTGATTGTTATTTAGAATTATATCAGTATGCGGTAGATGATCCTAAAAGAGTTAATCTTGGTAGATATAATTAGGAACTATCATATAATTGTATTGTGAGTTACCGCAATATATACTATGACCCTCGAGAAAGATGTATTAACTTATTTACTTGGAACAAAGAAGGTAAAAGAATTAAGGTAACTACTTCTTATGATCCATACCTTTACGTTGAAGGTAAAGGTGATTATGAATCTATTTATGGTACTAAATTAATTAAAAAAAGTTTTAGGACCCAATATGATAGATACAAGTATATTAAAGATACTGGGGTAAAAAGAGTATTTGAAAATCAACCTGCAGTTCAGCAGTACTTAATTGATACTTTTTGGAAAGTAAATGAAAAAACTGAGTTTAGTAAAAATCCTATTAAAGTATTATTTTTAGATATTGAAACTTATTCACCTGATGAGTTTCCTCAACCTGCTAATCCTACACATACTGTTAACGTTATAACAGTTTTTGATTCTTTAAATCGTCATTACTATACTTTTGGTTTAAAAGATTTTAATAATAAAGATGAGGATGTAACTTATATTAAATGTTCTACTGAAAGAGAACTATTTATGAGGTTTGTAGAGTATATAGAAAAAGATTACCCGGATATAATGTCAGGTTGGAATAGTGAGTTTTTTGATTTGCCTTATATTTTAAATAGATGTACTCGTATACTAGGGGATGAATGGACTAATAGAATATCTCCTTCAGGGAATGTATATAGTAGAACTATACGGGGTCAGTTTGGTCAAGAGCAGACTAGATGGTATGTTGAAGGAGTTTCATTAATTGATTACCTTGATGTATATAAAAGATTTTCAGTAGGTATAAAAGAAAGTTATAAACTTGATGCTATTGGTGAAGCTGAGTTAGGTGAGAAGAAAGTAGATTTTGGTAATATGAATCTAGCTACTTTATCAGATACTGATTGGCAAACGTTTGTTGAATATAATATTCAAGACGTTAGACTTTTAACTAAGCTTGAAGATAAGTTAAAATATACAGAACTTATTAAGATGTTAGCTTATGTAGGGTTAACTACCTTTGAAGCTGCTATGGGTTCTCTTTCAGTAATCAATGGTGCTACTGCAGTTATATCAAGAAGGCGAAATCAATGCGTACCTTCATTTATAAGAAACGAAGATTCAGGCAAGAACCCCGGGGCTTATGTTGGTGAACCTTTGCAGGGGTTTCAAGAAAATATAATATCATTTGATGCTAACTCTCTATACCCTAATGTAATGATATCTCTTAATATGTCTCCAGAGACTAAAGTTGGTAAGATTGAGGATAAAAATAATAATGAAATAGTTATACGTCATGCAAACGGTAAAGTATTTACTTTAACTCATGAGAAGTTTTTACTATTTTGTAAGAAAGAAGAAATAGCAATAAGTAAAGCTAACGTATTATTTACTCAGAAAAAGAAAGGGGTAATGCCTGAGATTTTAGATTATTATTATAATAAAAGAGTAGAGGTTAAAAAAGAATTAGGTAAATTAAGAAAAAAATATTTAAAAAATAAAAATACAAAACTTAAGTTTCAAATAGAACAATTAGATGCAAAGCAGTTATGTATAAAAGTTTTAATTAATTCTATATATGGTTACTTTGGTAATAAGCATGCACCTTTTGGTGATGATGATATAGCTTCTTCAATTACTTTAACTGGTCAATCAGTTATTAAGATGTCTAACGAATTACTTAAAAAATATATTAAGAAAAAGACCGGTATAGAAGACGAAAAAACTCTTAATGATTGTATTATATATAACGATACTGATAGTAGTTATATTTCAGTAAAACCTTTGATTAAAGCTGGATTATCTTTTACTGATAATAATGGAAAACTAACTAAAGAATTTTATGATGAAGTTCAGAATATTGAAGATTTTTTAAATGATGAAATTAAAGTATGGGGTAGTAAAGCTTTAAACTCTAAAGATTGTAGATTTGTATTTAAACGTGAAATGATAGCTGATGTAGGTATCTTTTTGCAGAAAAAACGTTATGTTATACATGTGTTAGATGATGAAGGTATACCTACTGATAAGTATAAGTATACAGGGGTAGAAGTAGTAAGAAGTACTATGCCTGATGCAATTAAACCTCACGTTAAAGGTATAATTGAAACTATGTTATCTACTCAAAGTATAACTGAAACGAATGCAGTACTAGATAAAACTTATAAAATTTTTAAAGACTTACCAGTTGAAGATATAACGTTTGTTTCCGGATTAAAAGGTTATGAAAAATATGCAGGTCAATGTGATGGTTGGAAAACTGCTAAAGGCATGCCTATACATGTTAAAGCAGCTTATTATCATAATTTATTACTTAAGAAGTTTAATATAGAAAAAGAATATGAAACTATTAGTTCCGGTGATAAAGTGAGATATTTTTATCTACAACAGCCTAATCCTTATAACTTACCAAGTTTAGCTTACAAATATTATTACCCTGATGAATTTAAAAAAATATTTCACGTAGATTATGATAAGATGTTTGAAAAAAATCTATACGCAGTTATAGAAAGATTTTATGAAAATGTTAAATGGTCTATACAAAAGCCTGGTAATGCAGTTCAAACTAATTTATTTGATCTTTTAAGTTGAATTATAAAAAATAGTTATTAAAATATATGTATGTCAGACAAAAAATATACTACTTTTATTGATAATGCAGGACGTGCACTTTTTGCAGAAATTGGAAGCGAAACTTCAGATGAATTAGTTGCAAAAAATCCTGTTATGATTACGGTCCAACAAGGAGAAAATGGTCAAATGGCTGTTCAATTATTTCCTTTATTCTTTCAAGAATTTGTTTCACCAGAAGAAGATGGTACTAGATCTAACTATTTTACCTATAATAAGAAAAATATAGCTATTGGTACACAATTTAAAATTGAACCTCGTATTTGCGAACAATATGAAAAAATAGTAAACCCAGTTTTAGTACCTGCTAATCAACCAGAAAGTGAACCTGAAGTTATTAAACTATTTGATGAATAATATATGTTAATCCAAAAAAAGGTTCAAAAAATTATTTTAGATTATATTGAACCGATTTATGAATTTAATTTAAATTCTGAATTCAAAAATATGGGTTGTGATTCAATGACTATGATGGATATAATTTTAGAAATTGAAGATGAGTTTAAAGTAGAAATAACTGGTGATATACTTGAAAAAATTAAATCTCCAAAAAATTTAATAACTTTTTTGGAAGGAGTAGAAAAATAAATAAAAAATAGCCTCTCATATATGAGAGGTTCCCTATAATGACACCACAAGAAATATGGGATTATAAATTAGGATGGAAATCTTACGGTTTTTCAGTACCATTTCATTCTGATTGGGAAATGGAATATACAGACTTTTGTAAAGAAAATTTTAATAAATGGCAATGGGATATTTATAGGTGGACTAATGTTTATGAGCATACAATGCAATTTGAAAAATTAAAAGATGCTGATAAATTTAAAGAATTTATTGATAAATAAAAAACATATACTATAATAAAGTATATGAGTAAAGAAATAGATGATATTTTATCTGTAATAGATAAGTCTAATCCATATGCATCTTTCCTAAATGAAAGTGCTTTAAGTAATGTGGATGGTTGGTTAGATACTGGTTCAATGGTACTTAATGGTATAGTTTCAGGATCTCTTTTTGGTGGTATACCTAAGAATAGAATGACCCTTTTAGCTGGTCCGAGTATGACTGGTAAGAGTTTTATATTACAAAAGATTCTTGCTAATGCGCAGAAAGAAGGTTTAATACCAGTTATATTCGATAGTGAAAATGCTATTGATAAAGATGGTGCAGCAGCATTAGGTTTAGATGTCAGTAAAGTAAAATATGTACCTGTCTTTAGTATTGAAGAATGTCGTAATACAATTTATGATTTTTTAACTAAAGTAAAAGAGAAAGGTCAAGAAGGTAAGTTTATTATTGCTATCGACTCTTTAGGTAACATGGAGAGTCAATTGCAGATTGGTAGAATGGAAAAGAGTA